AATCAACTTTCGCCCAGCGACGTAAGGCTTTCCATCTTTGTCGTAGACGACTCGATACACGTCACGCTGAATTTGCTGGCTCACTGCTGGTTTCCTTTGACTATCGAATACAAGTTCCGCTGCTCACTTTTGACTCAAAACAGATTCTTTTGCCGCAAACGTTCTACGGCCACGTCGCAGTATTTCGGGTTGATCTCGATCCCGATTGCCCGCCGCCCCTCCTGACGTGCAGCCACCAATGTCGTACCGCTGCCCATGAATGGGTCCAACACAACGCCGCTTTCCGGACATGACGCCGTAATGCATCGAGACGCAATCGACACTGGGAACGGGCACGGATGGCCTTTCACGTCTCGCTCTGGCATGATTCGCCAAACGGTCATCATGGTATTCACTGCGTTGTCCCAATAATGCGGCAATCCGAACCCGTAAATGTACTCATGAGATGGGGCGAACTTTCTCGCGTTCATTGTGATGCTGCCTGCTCGATCCCAGACAACCTCTGAGTAAAAGGGCCAATTGAAAATCTGAAGAGGATGAATTCCCTGTTTATCGCGAAACCGTGTTTTGTGGTTGATCCAAACCAGCCCTCGTGAGATTGCACGACACAATCCGAAAACGTCTTGCATCCACAATTGGTAGTCTGATTCAGGCATATCGTCTTCGAATCCGTCATAGCCTTTGTTTTGCTTGTGGTTGTGCTCTGCCATCATTCCGCTGGGGGATGTTGCCGCGATCGTGTTGTACGGTGGAGACGAAAATGTAATGTCGACCATTCCAACGAGCGGAAGAATGTCCCGGCAATCTCCGCAATAAATCGTTATTCCATCCTCGTCGTAATGCGGTGAAGGTGGACGAACAATAGATTGCGATGGGGCAACGGTCACAGTATTTCCTTGAATCATAGGATCTTTACTTTCCCAATGTTTTCCAGCATCCGCGCGCCTAGCGGATGCAATTACCTCTGTTGTTTCAGGCTCCAATGTGCCCGACCATTTCAACCAACTTGCCAATCTCTACAGCCTCATCGAGCAGGCATTTCATTTTGTCGCGCGTGACATCCTGCGGAAACACATTCGGCATTGTCATCTGAATCAACAGAAAGTCACACTCGACATACATCGCCGCCATCATCGTATCGTGCCAGTGATTCCCGTTTTCCTTGATGAGCGTTCCGTCCTTGCATTCGTACGTGTACCAGCTGCGATTGACAGAAATTAGCCGACGCCCAGCGACAAACGGCTTCCCGTCTTTGTCGTAGACGACTCGATACACATCACGCGGAATTTTCTGGCTCATCATTTCCCCAATGTTTTTGTGAGCAGCGGATGTTCCACTTCGATCCTAAAGCGACCACACCGGCAGACTCTCAATCTTCGCGACGATGTCTCTCAGGATCTCTTCATTCTGCAGGTATGACTCTGCAGTCATCTTTGCCACGCCCTCTTCGCTGACTGCATGGTGAAGCATGTAACTGGATGCCGCTCTGCTCACACACTTCGCCCAAAGTGCAGACGATCCCTTCCGGAAGCTCGCCACGTTTCTCTGACCGAGACTCAACCGGATGATCGGCTTTCCCTCACTGCGTCTCGCGTCATCCGAAAGACCGGCACGCTCAAGCAGTTTTGAAAACTCTTGAGAGTAGGTCCGTGAGTTGTTGGCCATCGGAAACACTCTTTCCGGATCCAGCCCGCGGAACCCTTCAATCAGTTCTCGCATCTTTGATGACAGGGGAACCAAAACATCTGACGGCCGCTCAGCCGCTTCATCCTTTTTTGCTGTCTTGTGTACCAGGTACCACGCCCAACCGGCTGCATTGTGCAAATCATCCAGAGCAGGGCATTGACTCGAGGTTATCACCCCGGACCACAATAGCCCTTTCTTCTCGGCCGACCGTGCGGCGAACCAATCCTGTGAACGGAACCCGTAGACGTAATGAGCGAGCAAACTGGTCTGCCAAAACACTGACGGTTTTACTTTCCCGAGCCGCGGCCATTTCGCACCATCAACAACAGCCAGCATCGCCTGCAGCTCGCCCACAGTGACCGGAACAGCCTTTACCCGTCTTTGTTCTTCCGTTCGCGGCCTCAGCAGATTGATCGTTGATTTACTGACTGTCTCCGGCTTTTGCTTCAGCATACCAACACGCACGCACGCCCCGGCCAGCTTGCCGACTGCCGACAGAGCTTTGCTGGCCATCGCCGACGAATTTCCCTTCGCCTGGCTCCGCAGGAACTCAGCATAACCGCGGAGAATCTTCGGCTGCTCCAGCAAGCTCAGCGGCCTGTCGGCCACAACTCGATGCTGAGCCTTCCCCCAGGCTTCAAACTTGTGGAGTGCAGCCCGGTTGTCTCTGATTGTCTTCACTGACACTCGCTTTTCCTTATCACTGGCCGCCAAGAATTCGTCGTACAAATCCACCAAACTTCGGGAGTCGATCACTTGAGGCTTTGCCGCCTCGATCACACTGCTCTGAGGTTCCGGAAACACCCGCAGAGGAATCTGGCCCACACAACACGCATCGAACGTAAACTGAAAATCACTGAGAACTGCGGACATTGCATAACTCACACAAAGATTCCTATGGAATCATCCGTGAGGGTTTCGGCGCTCCGTCCGATGTCTTAACTGTTCAACTGACCTTGATATTGAACGCCGCCGCTACTCGGTCAACTGTGCCCTTCAACGGCTTGTTTGGATCCGCCTGAGTGACCTGTTTGGTTTTCTTCTGCATTTCAACCTGGCATTTCGCGACGACTTTTCCGCAGTCTGGAAACTGATCCGTTGAGAGTGCTATTTCCAAAATCGCACGGTTCACAACCTCTGGCGGAAAGATGCTCAGCGTTGCCAACCACGTCTCGAGCTGATGCGTCGTGAACTGTGCTTGATTTTTAAGTGAGCAGAGCCGTGTCAGAGCCTCGCCAATCTTCGGACGCATCTCGACCGCTTTGGGCAGCAGCGGCGGCGTCGAAGGCTGCGAAGGCGTCTGCATTGGCCTGCTCTCTGGTCGCCGCTGAATGTCGTGGTTTTGTGCCATTGCTGTACAAACTCCCCTGCTGATTCCGATTCTGCCACTGGCGGACAGTCGCTCTCCAGTCCTTCATCGGGTTGCGCCCGACTCGCCATCCGTTTGACTCGTAGTAGTCGTAGAACGTCTTTGCGTCGACAGTCGCTTTGATCTCGATCACATAGGTGATGACATCGCTGACGGTCGGTTTCACGAACACTTGGCTCGGCCGCCGTGGAGCTTTGACCGGAGCCGCATCCACTGCATTGACTGAAACCACTTGGGGCACGACGGACGCGACAGCGTCCCTTTGTGTTTCTGGTATAGGATCAGGTAAAGGTATAGGGATAGAAGGCTTTCCGCTTTCCGTTTCGTATTCGTTCCGGGATCCGTCACTTATTCGTTCCGCTATCCGTTTCGTATTCGTTCCGCTATTCGTTCCGGATTCGGAATGATTAACGGAACAGTTCGCCTCAATGATTCCGTCTGTCAGCCCCTCAAAATGGTCTGGAACCGTCACCCAGTACTGACCAACTTCGCGATTTCCTGACCGCTCATAAACGAGCCAGCCAGCCTCAACAGCCTTTGCCCTTGCATCGATAAGTTGCTTTGGAGACTTGAACCCCATCACGGTCATCAACTGTTGATTCCAGAACCTGACAGCCCCCCTGTATTTTGCTGCGTCCTCAGTGTGAGCGATGTAGCACAACAGGAGGCACGCCGTCGGTCCCATGTCCAGCGCCGCACACGACTTCATCAGCAGCCTGACAAATCGATGGGAAAAAAAACTATCCCTCTGCGGGTATTCGCCAGCCACAAAGATGCTCCATCAATCTTCAAAGAAACTCTTCTGAACTTTCACCGGCTCTTTTTCCGGTTCCGGCTTTGGATCAATCCATTCCTGAACCTGTTCCCACGTCAACGCTGGATCCGTAATCCCGTGAATGATCGCCCTGCCGTCGCGAGTCGACAGCCAGAGTGAAACCATCCTTTTCCCCTTGTGGCCGTCGATCCAAATCACATTCCCAATTTCGTCCAGCTCGACGGAGCGGTTGTCCGCTTCAAACCCGTGAGCCTTCAGCCAGGCCAACCGTGACGCATGGCCGCTCATACGATTGCCCCATGTGAAACCTCGTGGAGCAGAAAGGAAACCAAGTCATGCCATCGCCATTTGACGGTCCACTGACTAACTGGAACGTCACGCACGGTCCCTCTTGTCTCACTCAAGGTGAACTCGTCACTGATTGCCGCGGTATCCATTGCCGCTACGATCTTGCATTCCTCGCTGTTCGGCATGAATCCGCATAGCCTCCAGATATGTCGATCATGATGCAGCTCAGCATCCGTGATGGCCATTCCTGCGAACTGCTTCGCTGGCCTGAGCATGTCACCGATCCAGCATTCGTGAGCATCATGCAGCAACGCCCACAGCCTGACCCGCTTAGACTCTGCAATGCACAAGTCATGCACCAACAAGCAATGCTGAGCAACGGTCCATTCGACCGCCCCGGCGTATCGATTCAGCCGGGACAAATTTGTGGCGATCCGTTCTGTCGGAAACTCGTTCAACTGCTCGACTGGCGGCAGTAGCCACGTTGGCCGAGTCAAATAGGCAGTTGGGTTTTGATCAATCACAGATAAATCCGATCTTTGTGATAACAATGACAACGTGAGGCTCCTCCCCGTCAGCAACATAGAATTTTTCAATCAGTCCTGAATACGCTTGGCAATCGTCGACCCACACCAAGCCAGTCAGAGAATCCAGGACAGCCTTGTCGAGGTTGTCCCTGTCTGGCTTGATGATGTGCGGCAAACGACACTTTGGAGAACTCTTTTTGAGCAGTCGCTGCGGCCTCGGAAAGAGAAAACAGCAGTCAACCCGGACAGCAGAATCGATCAGGCTTGTCCCATCATTTCCATTGCTAACCGCCGCAGCCCGAACCGCATTTTTAAACGCCACGATCGGGTGAGCTTTTCTGCCTGCTTTTGTCTTCACCGTTGTTGGCGAGTACATCGCAGCGTGAGCCCCTCGACTTGTGGCCCTTGCTCGTGGCTGTGCGATCGGAACCGCGTTGACGATCAATCGAATCACAGCAGCTCTCACTTCGTTTTGCGTGTCGACTTTGTGCCGGCCGCTTTATCATCGACGACCTTTTCCGCCTTCACCGCTCGCACTCGCAGACATCGCACGGTGTCACCGTTGAACGAGGTTTCCGAGACGTACAGATTGAATGACTCTCCGATCCAGTCTGCCGTGTCGTTCCCAAACAGATCAATCAACGCCTTCACGTTGGTTCTATTGATCACCAGTGGCCTGTCGAACTCTTCGACGAACAGCCTCGACCTGACCTGCTTTTCCTTGCCGACTTCCGACTTGTCGAAGCCCTTGATTGTCACATTGACCGAGTCACCCAGATCCGTCCCGATGTCCAACGCCTGCAGGTTCGGACTAGGGCAAAGTTCATTCGCTTTCAAAACACACCTCCAGATCAAATAAGAACGGTTTCACCATCAACGATCAGTTCAAGCTGCTCATTCTTCGCGTACCACTCCGGAACGCTCCAGACTGACGGGTTTTCGTAGCCCGGCCATACGTCGCGAGACTGGCACTCCACCAACAAGTCCAGCAAATCATCAATCTCGCTCGCCCCGATCCGAAGTGCTTCCGTGTCCATCGGGGCACATCGGCAGCCAAATGGAGCGGACTTCTCAACGCAAATGATCCACGGTTCCGCTTCAATGCCGTTGGCCATCAATCCTCGCGTGTAAAACGCCATTTGTCTGTGATAGCCGAACTTCACAATCGACCGCTCAAACTGGCCGGCATCCATCGTGGTTTTCAGATCCGCCATAATGCCGGGCTTGAGCCAGTCTGCTCGAGCTTTGCACCGAAGGCCCGTCTCTGAATCGTCCCAGACGACAGACACTTCAGCCCGTCCCTCTCGCAGCAGATGCTTTGCCTTGTCGTTGTCGGCCAGAGCGGTCGCCATGCCGACCATTGTGTTGTACTGCTCCTCCGTGACGATCTCCTTGTCAAAGTTCAACTGGCGAAAGTTCTCCTCCATCTGCTTGACAAACTTCGTCGCGGAAGAAAACGACCGATCACCGCTGGCCGTTGTGTTGCCGGGATGCTTGGCATAATCGGGCATGAACACATAACGCTTCGCAATCGCCAACGGCTCGAGCACACCGCTGTGGACCAATGAGCCGAGCTGCATTGCCGGCGTTGCTTCGCTAAACCCGTGCTGATAGTGCCGCGGGGACCGCTTCAGCAGACTCAACTTCGAGTTGCTGACCGCCGACCAAGCAAAGTAGTCCTCTGCGGCAACGTTCTCATACACACCCGGCTCCGGGCACTTCAAACCTGACACACTACTCATCTGGCTGTCTTTCTAAACTTGCTGGCCTTACCTTAATTCCTGTTTTTCATCCCTGACCCCTCAGCACTCCACGACCACCGGGCAGCATCTTCAGCGAATAGACTTTCGTCGACCTCACCAATGTGCCCTCCGGATCAACCGGCCCCCTTGCAATCTTTTCCTCGAGGATCTCGGCCTGTATCCGCTTTTGCTCTGCGATCTCTTCTTGGCTTGGATACTCCTGTGGAAAATATCGGCCTGATGTATTCAGCTTTGCATCGCAACGTTTTGTGCTGCCACTCATTCAAAATGCTCCATACGAAACACATCCTGCGGACGGCCATTGACGACCGTGAACGCCACCGCTGGCGAGCCGCCCGCAGGTGTGACTCAATCACAATCACTGTCGTTGGACTCAATGACTTGCTTGATAGCGTCATATATCTCGTGACGATGGACCGACGTGTCCCGCGGAGCCGTCACTCCAAGCCTGACTTTGTCGCCCCTGATCTCAATGACCATCACGCGGATGTCATCACCGATGCAGATTTCCTGATTGGCTTTTCGGCTCAGAACTAACACTAAACACCTCCTTGCTTTGTTGTTTGAAAAAACGGGCCGCAAATCGTTTGCGTCGGAGATCACCCGATCGGCTTTGATCCATGCCGAGCCCGCTTGTATTCGGCCCCCGCCGTTGCAAGGGGCCACGACCAGCAACGAGCCAGCCGCTTTCCGATCACTCTTGATTTAGTAAACCGGATCTCACGGTTCTTCTGGTCGCTGCTTGCCGCACAGCACGCCAGATCGTCTCACTCGGACGCACTTAAAGTCTGGGAGTGAGCTGCGGACTATTCAGCGTTCTCGTTCGTCATCCTGCAGGCCCAACATCGTCAGGATTGCTTTGCCGTGTTCGATGCAGATCGCGAAGGCACAAGCCACGACGATGACGCACAAATAAACGAGGCATGGTTTCATCGATCAGCACTCCTTTTCTTTGCCGCTTCCATGTGTGCGGCTATCGCAATGTGAATCGTTTTTCGTCCGCGTTCTCTGGCCTGTTCGACTCGAAGGCACCCGCATGATTTCTTTGAACCGTCTTGGATCTTGACACGCATCACCTTCACCGTTTTCCCGCACTTACATTGGCACAACCACTGGCTATGCCTCCGACCGTTTTGTTCCAGCAACTCGACTTGCCATAACACTGTGAGCCAAGAACCTTTTGCCGGAATTGGCCTGTCTGGTTTTCCCGGCCGAATTCCCTTCACTGCTTCGCTCTGAACAACTGGCCGCCGTTCCGTTCCTCTTCCAACTTCTCGCACAGATTAGGATCCCGTTTGATCTCGTCAGCTCGCTTCCGGTAGTTGTCGAGCTTTGCCGCGTAGGCTTCTCGATCGTTAATCAGATGACTGCAGTATTCATCGCAGCACGCCTTTGCCAGTTCCTTCGCGGTCATTGGTACACCGCGACGTTTCAGCACAGCCAGCACGAGAGCATGTTGAGCCGTGACGATCTTCTGCACCTTTTCAGCAGCCTTGTGGCTCGTTACTGGATCACTGGCCCGAGCAATCGGAGCCGACTTCGTTTCCGGCTCATCGAACAGGGTTCGCTGTCCCATGTCAGTGCTCCTTATGCCGGTCCCAGTCCATCAGCGAATCGTCGGTCATGTCGATCGGCTTGCTTGGCTCACCGAGTGACAGACTTTTTGGGACGCACACAATGTTTCCTGCCTCGATATGCCGCACAGCTGACTCGATCCTGTCGAGCGGGAGCGATGCGATATCGAGCGGCATCGGCTGGTTTGTTTTCTTCCGCCACCGTGCCATCAGGGCAGGGAGTTTTTTGGATCTGTCACTGGTCAATTTGCACCTCCTGCTCAACAAGTTGCTCAACCAGATGATTGCCGTGACATCGCTCAGGGAAGCACCAGCAACCGAGCACCTTCCCCGCAAGAGATGGAATCTTGACTTGCAAGCTCGGCTTCAGATTGAAGTAGACTTCAAAGGAATCACACACCGTGTCTCTGTCGCCGTCCTCACCAACTACAAACGGGTTTCCCCATTGCGTGCCACGGTCGATTGGAAGAAAGTGCCCCTTCTCGCTCGCCCATCGGATCAACTGGCGATCCGCCTTTTTGTTGGCTACGACGGTCTCACCTCGCTCCACTGCGGCGCGGCGTTCTTTTTCTGATTCGGTCCAGTCGTCGGCCGATTGCGGAACTATGTTCTTTGCGGCCTTTGCAACCTCTTTGCCGACTTGCTTACCTTCGTCCTTGGCCTTGTTGATGATCTCGTTCTGGCGAGCCTTTGGAAGGTCTGCGATCTTGGCTGCTGCCGATACTGCTACCTCGCCTCTGTCACATGCTGCGATCAATTCCTTAGATCCGGATGCAAGCACCTTGGCCGCGCTCTCAATTGACCTGCCAGAGACACCGGCAGCCTCTCCAGCCTTGTCGCGAGCCCGACCAGTACCCTCGGGCAAATTTGCCCGAGGGTCTGACTTCTTCCCTAAAATCATTCGCTCCTTGGCCTGCTTTTCGTAAACGCCTTTAGCACGACCTCCAACCATCGCCCGCTGCGTTTCGTCAAGATGACGACGATGCAAATTTAAGCTGAGGACATAGGCAACCGGATCTTTTGGATTCACCTCAATTGTTAAAGGCTCTATTCCAGCAAACTCGCACGCGGCCCAGCGATTGCGACCATCAAGAATCATCCCGTCGCATATCTCAATAGGAACCAACTGGCCTCTCAATCCGATGTCTTCTGCCAGCGTCCGCAGTTCGTCTTCGTCCATCAGCGGAAAGATGTTTGCCGCCTCATGATACTTCATTTCCCATGCTCCCTTTTGTGACAATTCCGACACAACAAACGCAGTTCTGAATCTGCGTATTCCCACGGCTCACGATCTATCTCGTAGATCAGGTGGTGAAGCTGAATGTTCTTTGTGGCTCCACAGTCCTCGCATTGATTGCCTCTTGCTGCGAGTAGGGCCAGTTTTCTTCGTCGCCATCGAAAGTCAGCGAGTTTGTATTCGTAGCGGAAGCAATTTTTTTTTGCCGGTGCATGTGAGCAATGACCCACACGTTTCGCCGGTCTCGCATGTTTCCGAGAATCAGCCAGTGTTCGTAATCTGCGTCACCGACATGGAGATTCTCGAAGATTCTGAACGGGCTTGAGGCATTGTGCTTCATGCCCATGTAGACCTCTTGCGAGCAAATGTGCGTTCGGTGTGATACTCCCTGAACGCTTCGCCATTTAATGTATGGCTTGAACGGAAAGTCGGCTTGAGTCATCACCCAGGCATCTTCGTTGTCGATTGCCGGTTCCTGATCTACTTCCGTTCTCGATTCCAGCTCAGCCCCGAGTGCTGACTCTGACTTGACGATACAGATGCTGCGTCTGCGTTCGTTCTGGAATTCGATCGGGTCGACGTATCCGGATCGCAACACGCACGAGTTCATCAGGTCGGCTTTTGCCCTTGAGTCATCAATGGAACCTGTTGGCTCGACATCGACGACACGGAAGGATTCTGCCCGCTGGTCTGTGTTCGACTTGCGGACCTGCCCAGAAATTCGGGACCAAATACGAATGTCTTTATCTTCGGAAACCGCAAGCGGGTAAAGCCGAATCAGGCCCAGTTCATCGCTAACGACGATCGAGCACATCTTTGTGCTTCCGTCTTTGCACCTGTTCGGCGCACCTTTAGCAACGACCGTACCGCGTATCTCGATAGCCGCATTCATGCGTTTACCGTTTAATCCGCCTCCCTGCGAGGCAGCTTCCATCTGCGTCACGCTCCACGATGTGGAGTTGTCGCCCGTTGCTCGGGCTGCGTGACAAAGTCTGATTCGATGAGGGTGCGGCCGATCCGCGCCCAATCAGTCAATTACATTCGCCGACCGAAATGTGCTTCCACGACTTCCTATGGTACGCAAGACGAACACACGATTCGCTCACTCCGATCTCGCGAGCCATCTGGTTAAAGCTTCGCTTGTACGGCACGTATTCGGCTCTAATTCGCTGAACCATTTCATCCGTCAAGATAGCGCCGTAGTGGTCCTCGCCCTGGCTCTTGAAGTCTTCTCCGCGTCCACCCCTGTGAGCGTCAAGCATGTTCTGCGAGACGGTCCCAAGTTGCAGATGTTGCGGATTGACGCACATCCGGCAGTCACACTTGTGCATCACAAGTTGGCCAAGCGGAACTGGTTGTCCACCGTTCGCGATTCGCCACGATGCGACATGAGCGTCGATCTTTTGATGTCCGATTTTGAAAGCGCCGTAACTGTGCCTTTGGACTGCGCCAGTCCAAATGAGACAGCCGGATGAAGCCTCAATTGTCTTTGCAAAGAATCGATGCCTGAGTAAATCAGTGACAATGAACGAATCGTGCAAAACGCGCGTACTCATGCCGCAAACCTCCATGAGTAGACTCCGTCCGTCTACTCCGTTGCGTCACCAACCATCAAGCATCTCTTGACAGTTCGACCGTGGATCGGTCTGCAGTGACAAGTCTGGTTAGTCCTGAATCATCTTGCGGTTCGACTCGCAATCAGATTCATGTTGCCAAGCAACGCGGGAACGATATTCCAATCGGAATATTCTGTCAACATCCAGTGTAAACAATTTTGAACATTTTGTTCACGACGCTTTTCGTCGTGGTGAGTCAAGAAGCCTATCCGTAGACACACCAAGGGCTTCAGCAACATTGTGCAGCAGCAGCGCGTTCGGCATGATTACGCCGCGCAGGATCTTCGAGACGAATCCCTGACTAATCGAGGCAGCTTCTGACAGGCCAACCTGAGTCATGTTGCGCGCGTCCATCAATTGACGGACGTTGGCCGCAATATTTTCCTTGGCTTGTTCTTCGTTGAGCATTTCTGTTTGCATCCCGTGAGTATACTGATTGGAATACATTTGTCAAAATAAAAGCCTGAGTGGTCGAACGCTCAGACTGACCAGACTTTGAATCAATCAGAAAGAGCACACTCAGACTTTATTGCTCGCCGGGAGAGTCGAACTCCCAAGCCCATTACAGGCACATGAACCTGAATCATGCGTGTCTGCCAATTCCACCAGGCGAGCTTTTACCCAATGTTTTCGACAGTTTCGCACTAGCTCCTGAAGTAGGGGCGACGATCCCCCCTGGAGAGGATCGCGCTAGCCATCCACAAGTAGGAAACACCCCGCAAAAAACGCTGCTCTTTCCTAATCAATAAAACCGATTTTAGGGTGCTACAACGTACCCGCCCGCCAGTGAATGGATTCACATCACTGGAACGTACTATGAACATCGTTGAACATGCCACCGAATACTGCCACCGAAAGAGCATTGCAAAAACACCGCTCAGCAACTGCCGACGATTTGCCAAGCTAATCGGGAATCTGGACGTTCAGACCATCACTCAGGCCCACGTCGAACAGTTTGTGAGTGCGGCTCGTGCGGAGAAGATTCCAGAGTCATCAATCAGGGGCATCGTGAAGGACGTGAGAACGATCGTGATTGACGCTGGTGGCTGCGTGCTGCTCAACACGGTAAAGAAGCCGAAGCCCGATCCGAAGCCTTGCGAAATCTCTGACATCGATGCCTGTTGGCCGTGGCTCGCCCCGTGGAGCTGCCAATTGGTTGTGCTGATGTATTGGACCTGTGCCAGGCTTGAGGACGCAATCAAACTGCAACTTTCCGCCGTCCCTGACTGCCGTTCGATCACATGGGCAGCTCAGAAGACTGGCCACCGTCACCGCATCCCAGTTCCACCGTGGCTCCGCAAATGGCTCGAACCTGTAAAGCTTCCTTACAAGTTGAGCAACGATCACGCGCAGGTCATCGTCAGGGGCGAACTGGACAGAGTTTGCACCATCGCCAAGATTCCGAGAATCCTTCCGAGCCAGATCAGAGACCGAGGTATTACCGAATGGAGCAAAGTGTCATCAGATGCCGGGGCACTTTTGCACGGGCACGGATTAGGCACGCGGGATCATTATGTCCCGGCCTTGGAAATCCTGACGGCTGCAATGGATCGCGTCAGAGTTCCGCAATCGTTCGGGGCTGCTCAGTCGTCAGAAGACAGTCTTTTGTCAGCTTATCGCCGTCTTGACCCGTCCGCACAGGGGCTGGTCAGCATGACCGCCGAACGGCTCGCGGCGGGCTAGTCATTTGACATTTCGCCCGTCCGCGTCAATCCTCTCCCCCATGAACCCGTCCCGCCGAATCGCCCGTGATCTCAAAGCCTGCATTTTCGCAGGCCCGATTCTGCTGCTGATGTGGGTGATGAAGGGGTGTGGGTGATGCAACGTACTGCAATCAAGTCAAAGCATTGCGGACGATGCCGGCGTGTCACGAAGTTTGAACGGAACGTTACCGCAATGGGGTGCGGAGACTTGTTCATGGTCTTGCTGACGTTGGGGCTGTGGCTTCCTGTTCGGTGGATTTTCACGCCGGGGTTCCGTTGCACGGTTTGTGGCGGGAAGTAACTGTCATCAAACGCAGCGGGCTATCCCCGATCGAGGATAGCCCTTCCCAGACTGCGTTTTTGAGTCGCGTTATTTATCCACTCGACTCCGGGCCGTAACCATGCTTCCACGCAACCGCGTAAGTATCCTTCCAGTATTCGTTCCCGCTCACCTCGATTCGATCGAACCCAGCAAACCTCAGTTCCTCTGCCAGTTCGTCCTGGCTGATGTTTCCGTAGTGTTCGTCCGGATGCAGGTCGCCTCCATCGATTGCGGAGTGTGGTTCTCGGCCGGGACCAGCGCAAGTGATGAGGATTTTGCCGCCCGGCTTCAGCCAGCCTGCAGCGTGGAAAATCAGCGAGTCCCACGTTATGCAATGCTCAAGCACTTCCGCAATAACGACAATGTCAACCTTTTGCGGTGGCTCGTAGTCCAAAGCATCGCAGACAACGTCGACTGCCGGGCCTGCAATGAGATCTAGACCTATGTAATCTGCTCCGGGAAAGTGTGCTCTGACAGATCCGTTGATGTCGCGACTGCCTATTTCAACAACCGAAATTGCGTCATGCGTTGCATGTCTGCCGATGAACTCAAACGCGCCGGGGTGCATGTCGTGCTCCTACGCAAAAACGTGACGTGAGCTTATCGCCGTCCGGCCGCCATGAGTTGCTGTCGTTCGCCGTTGCGAAATAGTTCGCGTTCTCTTCATCCAGATTCGTCGGATCCAGATACCAGGGAACATGCCTTGCCGTGTACTGACCACCGACCCGGACGGACCGCACGCCAGCGACCTTTGTTGCGGTTCTGTGCGGCGTCGTCGCTCCATACATTGCCAGCGTCGTGTCGATTGGAGCTGCGTAATAGCTTCCGGCGATACTATGCCGCCAAAATCGCGATTCCCATTCCCTGACCTGCACTTGCCACGGCGGCAAGTCATCAATTCGCAGGGCAACTCCTGATTTCACGACGCCCGGCATTCGTCGCCATGTCATTGGAAACGCGAGCACCTGCATCAGATCGGCTGGCACGCCTTCCAAATCGAGATCGCAGTCTGTGACGCAGTAAAAGCCACCGTTGGGCCTGTCGACTATACCAGAGCTCCACGGAGCGTGATGGCCAAGATTTTCCGTAAGTCGCACGACTTCAAACGTGCACGACTCGTACCACTCCAGCAAGGGCTCCCATGTGCTGCAATTGTCTAGAATAATTGGAACAGCGTTGTCTAGTGCTGCGATCTGTTCGCAGAGTTTGCGCGTCGTTGTGAGTCTGTTGAATGTGTTTACGTAGACGGGTGTCATTGATGTTTTCCCGACCATGTGCGCCCGACGTTTTTAAGCGGCTTCGTAAGAATTTCTTCGTCCGTCCATCCTCTGTTTTTACGCTTAACCAAAGTCATTTTGAACACGTTCATTTCGCGTGCCCATTGCGATATGGTCATTGATCTTCCGTTCAGCGTAAGGATAACATTATTGCGCTTGTTATTTGAGTTCTCCATCGGAGTAGCCCACCGACAGTTTTCTTTGCAGTAATTTCCGTTTACATCAACGCGATCTATCTGATGCTTTGGCGACGGTCGCTCACCCATGTCTTCAAAAAACGCAACGAAGGATGATTTCCAACTGTCACACATAACTATTCCGCGCGCACCGTAGAACACATATTCCTTTCGGTGAGGTTGGTAGCACCGTCGCTTCATGTCCATCCAGACCATGTATTCCGGTGATCCGCGACGCCCGTGCCGTTCTTGCTTTCCTCGCGGGCGTCCTGCTGCTTTAATTAGCCTTGCCATCGCTGCTCTCCTCAATAGAGTGGTGACTGGAAGTGGTGCCGCCGGTGTTGACGCACTGGCGGTGCCCATTCTACTCGATGCCTCGGGCATATTTCCACGCTTTCCATTCATCATCGACATGTTCTGTGAAATAACCGTGATTCAAAACGGATGACGGAACTAAGTCGTGGAAGATGCAGGCTGACTCCGTCAGGCTAAACAAGTGCGACGGAACAAACTCAACCCACCATCGATTGTTCTCCTTTGTCTGCCAGTCGCGTTCAAATACCTGCTTCGCTCGCATCCAGTAAAATGAACCCGCTGGAAACCATCCGTCCGGCTTTTTCTTAACAAGGGGCGTTTGGCTTCGCAGGCAACAGGCAACACCGTGGCTTGCCAATGCGTCCTCAACCGCCGGCAAATCCATGTTCGCCGTCCACATTATCTCCGCCCACTTCTGCTCAACAGCGTCTCGTGATTTCGTAACGCCCTTCGAATGTGCCCGGAAGATGATGGCGTTCGGATCGTCTGTGTTCAACAAGCTCAGCATTTCGACGTGCGTGAGTGTTTCGGCCATTTTGTTGTTGTCGGCTCGCAACCAATGGTCAACGCGGATGCCATCAAACAACGCCTGCACTTCCTCGATGGTTGCCGTGTTTTTATCGACGCCAACGCCGATTACGATTTTGCCGTTAAACTTGTCTTGATGCTTTCGAATCTGCTCAATGTGCCAGTGCCAGTTCCACTCCTTGCCCTTCAGCGGGTAAAGGTGAAACATCAGGCTTCGCGTCGGATTCACCAGCGGTCTGTAGTCCTCCCGATACGCCGACCACTTACCGAGCGGGCAATACGACGCCCGAGGCATTACCTTTAGCGATAAATTGCACCCGCATCCGCCTTTTGTGTCGTCACACCATCCGTCCTTATTGAGCGGACACGCGGCACAGATTGCGGAGCGCTTGGCCTGCTGCTCTGAAGTCGCGACTGCCATTCCGTCTTGGATGAAATCGACCGCTGCATTTTTCAGCGAAACGATTCGATCGACTGCACGGGATAGTGCTGATTTCTGATTGCAGGTTGTGCATGGCTTACGGCAAGATGTTTTGACCGCCCGGCCTGCTTTTCGATTCGGGGACGGAGAAACGCTTTCGGGCGGCTTCCCATCACTCGCCAAGAACGCATCAACACGAGCTTTATCGATTCGGCAAATCGTCTGCAATGTCGGCTTCACCGCGACATTCCGCACGCTGCAAAATCCAGACAGTTCGCACTGGCATTCACTCACGAGGGAAATCCTTTTCTATTGCCGCGTCAAAGTTCTCACGCCACGAGTCGACGGACGACTGTGCAAGCCCGCTGGCAACGTGCCGCCATCCGTGGATGAGAAACTGAGCAACGACGGCCAAGAATATCACTCCAATGAGTCTAAGCATCAGCAGTTCCCCGAGCTTTCCACAATGGTGACATCGAATATCTGATATGACCAGAGATCGCACGCCCCGGCCAGATCGCTCACGGTTAAAAGTGCGGGACAAGTGCAATCAGTCCTGTCAACTGTAGCCACGCACCAAAGAGGCGACGTGCTGTCGAAGCGGTAATACAAACAAAGCGTGCAATTAGTGCATTCGCAGAGTAAACGAAAATCGATTCCGTCCGTCCGTGATCCACCCATCGGAATTGCCAGAGTCCCGGTAAATCGTCCTGAATAGCCCGGAAACGAACCCGGAGAAAACGGTAGGCACGTAATGTCAGGTTCGTTGATTTGTCCGTAGGTGAGCGTGACTGAATGGATCGTTGATGGTGCATTTGCGGACGCAAAAAGTAGCGTCAACGTTTCGCCCATCGGTCGACCGCAAATGCAATCCCCGATCTCCTGAGCGCAGGAGCATTGCTTGCAGCGAAACGTAAACGAAGACCCGTCGTAAAGCTCAACGGTGCCCGACATATCCGCACAGCCAGTCACCGCGACCGGCTCGCCTTCATCGCCGTTTACCGTTGGCGTAACAATGCAATTACCGTAATCGTCGCGGCCCAATGCCAGGCTTATAGTAAAATTGCCGATCGTGCCGGACCACACTGGCGGATCGCATTCGCTATATGCTGTATCGGTCAACTCTCCGTAGTACGTGTCGATGAAATCGCCATAGACAACTTCACGAACATCGACGCAAAGTGCCCGGCACGAACATCGACAATCCCCGCAAAAGAAATCACGACAGCCTGTGTCAGGGTCGACAATCAGTGCCAGTTCTCGCGGATCGAATTTTGACCAGCGTAGCGTCCCCTGCAAATATGCTGTCGAGATATCAACGTCACCGGATGGATTGCGGCAGCTTGCCCCCTCGTAGCAGGTCGCACGGTACACTTCTTCGTCATCGAGCGTAACGATGTATTCGCATTCGTCGTAGGAGTTTCTCTGCCAGTACGACACGAACGCTAGTCCGCCAACTGTGCCTGTCCATGATGAGCCCGCGAACGTCGCCGAACCGTAAGCAATGCCGTCGTCGTAGGTTTCCCATTCAAGACATAGTTTGCAGGGGATAACTCCGCAGCAACTGTCGGCAGGAGCGTTGTCGCACGTTTCAACCATGCGTTCTGCGCATGGCTTGAGGCGTGTTGGCGATGGCCGCTTGAGGTAGTTTGGAATCATGTCAGCAATCTGGCTGCGCACAAAGGAAGTCAACGAACCACTTCGGGACACATGCGCCGGTCAATGGATAGGCATAGGTGGCCTTGCCTTTTGTCCCTATCAGATCATCTCGCGTCAGTCCGACAAACTGCCCGCAATAGTTAAAGACATCGAACGTGCCGTCATCATTTGACCCAGGAGGCGTTCCGCTGCAGCCGCCCGTGTAGTATTCCGCCGTAACAACCAATGTTTCTTCGTCCACATAATCTGCAGTGGGGCAAAGCATGTTGTTGATAGTGAACCAAATCTCATGCCCACCGCCGGAACCGCCGCTCTCTTTCTGCTGCCATCTTCCGCGATGCGGTTGTTCATTCATGATCCTGCGCGACACTTCACGCGCAATTTGCTTGTATTCCTCGTATCCCTCTTTGTTGAAACCAATTGCCGGTTCTGTCATGTCAGTGGCAATACTGAAAAGTCCTTGGACTCATAAACAACGTCCGTGCGATAAACCGCCGTCGCTGGATCTGGATCATTAAGAGCAGCCCCGGCGCTGATGGGAACTGGCGCAGCGGGTAGTTCGTCGTCGACGCTGTTGCGAATATTTTCTCTCCCGCCGCCATAACCGATTTGGCGAAATCCTGCGTCTAACTGCTTGGATGACCATCCAAGTTTCTGCAAATGAATGGAAAACGTCACTGTTCTATACGACGTGCCATTTCGAGACTGGCGACGAACGATCTTAATGTCTTGCATCTTCGCAAGACCAGCAGCAACAGTGATTCCATCAACCGTAAACGATCCTGAGTTAATTGCGTCTTGGTACGTAAACACCCAAACCGGAACAGATGCAAGGTTTTTTGAAATCGTCACCACGGGCCTGGAATCATCGATCATGATCGGCGGGTCGAACGGATCTCCAGCACTGTTCAGAATCGCTTGCCCAGCATAGTTTGTGACGGCCGGTTTCTGAAACTGTTCGTATCCCCATGTGATTTCGGCTGGGTCATTTGTCGGATCTTCGGCCAGTTCTCGTTCTGTTGAGTATTCAGCCGTGACCGTCCATCCCTTCCACGGGTCAGACGGATCTACCTGCAACGTCGTGCACCATGCCCCGGAATCGTCTGGATGCACTTCACCAATCACGGGCAATGACGCATGTGAACCGACGTGATAGGCTCGCTCAGTCTTGGCTGATGTCGTCAGCTTAAATGTTCTTGTATAGCTTCGCTGGCCTTTGGTGTTCGTGGCAGGCCCGTGATTATCTCCGAGGTAGGTAATTGTCATTCAGTCACCTCTTCCGCAACGCCTTGAGCAATTGCCTTTTCTGCCGAATCGCCTTCAAGGATCGTGCCTTTCCCGTATACGGCCCACAGTCCTACGATTGGCGAAGTAGCATCGTCCGGATTGCTTCGCGTTGCCCTCGCAAACTGGATTGCGTCTCGCCTATCCAGCGGCCAGTGCATTGCGGTTTCTTCCCATCGCCTGACAATAAGTTTTGCTTTCATGGTCCCACCAGCCCCATACCAATAACAGGCTGCGGCTTGATCTCCATCAATGCACGCACGAGCTTATCTGTTTGCTTTTCTGTCGCCACTACATTTGGGTCTTTCCCTCCGGCCGGGGTGTTTCCGGCCATCGCGGCCTTGAGCTTTTCTGCCGTTGCGTCTGGTTTTTCCGGCGAGCGATCCGGCCGCAACTTCGATCCGTCAGGTCCAGCAACTGGAGCCTCGCCGTTAAGCTGTCGCATCAGGTTTTCAAACTTACGCTCAGCTTTCGCTTGCGGAGATTCCGCGCCCGCTCCAACGCCTCCAGAGTAGTCAGCATTTTCAGCACTTGACAAATAGTCCAGAACGGAATTTGAATACGTCGTTGGGTTTAACATTCCCATGAGCGTCTTGGCTTTTTCTGCCGTCGCTGCCAGCATGTCGTCTAGCATTTCACGCCAGTCGGCTTTGATCGTTTCAACCGCTAACGAGATTGCTGCCGCGATTACCTCTCCGAGAAATTTCCACTTTTCAGGCATGGCCGACCACTTTGCCAGCAGGTCTGCCGTGATCGTCAAAAACTCTTTGAGCTTCGGAATGACATCAGCGTCGACCATGTCGCCAACCGTCTTCAACGCCTCCGCCAAAACACCGCTTAGGCTCTTCGCCATTTCAGATATCTGCGGCAAAATCGCCGTCAGCGAATTGCTCACCTGTTCAAATACCGGGGCGAGGCTTACCGCGATATTCGAGACAACGGACGACAGCGAAGATTTCATTCTTGCCATTGCATCATCAGCCTTCGCGATTGACTGCAGGTCTTCTGTGCTGATGCCAATCTTGAGGTTCTTAGCCTCCTCCATGAGTGAGCGAATTCCTTTTTCGCCTTCACCGAGCAGTGGGGCCATTTCCATCGCTGACTTACCGAATATTGCCACTGATGCAGCAGCCTTTTCGGCTACTGTCGGAAGCTTAGAAATTGCGTCTGCTATTTCCAAAAATTGGTCTTCTGGTTTTAGCCCAGACAGCTTCTCAGCGCTCAATCCAATTTGCTCTAAGTTCTTTGCGGTTTCCTCGCTGTTAAGTTCGGCTTTACCGAGGCTGATAGTCATCTTGTCGAGCCCGCCGAGCAGCCCGTCAACAGAAACTCCGGACTGATCGGCAGCAAAGCCAAGCTGCTGAATGAACTCTGCAGACAGCCCGGTTTGGTTTGCCTTGTCGACGACTCCGGCTAGTGTTTCGATACGTTGCGAGATTCCAAGAATGCTCAAACCTGTTGCGGCAGCGGCGGCAGCCATCGCGGTGAATGTCGCCGTCACTGGATTCAGCCACGTTGACGCTGAGTCTGCGAACCCTTTAACTCCGGTGCTAGCCTTTGCGAGACCTTGCGTCAGTGGGTTGGAATTCAGCCCGAGCCTTACGACTAAGTCACCAGCGTTTGCCATTAAATCCGCCTCGCTCCGATTGCTTCTAGTGCTGCGATTGCGGCAGCGTTGTTCGGCACATCCCCGGCAATTTCAACCCACGTTGCGAAGTCATTTAGCTTCGCGTCTTTGTAACCGCAGGCAATTGCCACAACCATTGCCAATCGCATCAGGATTTCATTGGTTCCACTGGCTCCGATGGGATCGACGATGTCTTTTGCACACCACTCGTTGAACTGATCGTGAGACATCCCAGACAGCATCTGATCAACGTCTGTCGTCTTTGCGACATGTTCAGCCAGCCGAAGTGCCGTCAGCCTTCGGGGGCTTCTTCGGAGTTTTTTGCGAGCGTCTCAATGTCTTGCCCGCTAAACCCTGAAAGCTTAATTGCGACATTGACAAGACGCTCGACCACGTCGCCCCGTCGCTGCCCTAACTGTGCGATCTGATCGAGCGTGAACAACTGAACGCCGTCATCGTTTCGGCAGCACTCGACCAGAAGCCTTTCACGGACTTCCTTTTTGTATTGCTCTTTCTTCGCCTTGCTCATCCGTGAAATACGATCGTCGAAATCTGTTCTTTCTTTCGGTGTCATTCCCCAAATTGGAATAACCTTTCCCTCACCTAACTCCGGAACTGGCACATCGACCTTTTGCCTGTCCATTGCCGGTGATGTGAGAAACTCATTTGCAGTTGCGACGACTCTCATATTTATTCCTGCTCATCCTCTTCATGTTCCGGCTCAACCCAGTTTGGGCCGGGAATATCATTACCATTCGCGTCATATCCGAGAAGTTCACCGTTGCGGAAGCGTTCCCTGTCTTCGCCTATTGGGTCGATTCCCTTTGCAAGCATTTCGCGCGACAACAAAACATTTTCACGGTTAATCGCCCACTGCGGGCACGCCTTCTCGGCTTCTAGGTCCGCTGGCTCCGCATCGCCGTTTCCAACGAGAACTTGAGTAGCGAATTCGGTTTCGTCAATAACAGCACCGGGCTTCCAATGCGGACGCCCCGAAGCCCTGTCAATTCTGTCTGAGAACTGCTCCGTATCGAAAGCTTCCGACACCTGAAGATCGGACCTAATAAACCTGATCTGCATTGCTAATTTGTCCTATTACACGCTGTAAGTAAACAGCCCCGTGAGTTTCAGATTTACATCAGCTTTCAATCCGTCATTCATTGCGCCTGTTAAGCCAAACCCAATTCCAGCCGATGTGAATGCACATGTAGTAGGTGCAGCATCCGCAAACGTGATGTTCCAAACGCAACTGGCCGGCGTAGTCACTAACGCCGTGATGGCTTTGTGCCCGGCAAGTGCTGGATCATAAAACATATTGAAGCCGAACGAGCCGCCTTCGGCATAGCCGGTTTGGCTGTATTCTTTCCCTGCACCGGATGTGTCCAACGTTGTCGCGTCGAATGTCTCTGACTCGGCTCCAGAGTGATTGAACTCCGTGATCTGAGCGACGGCCGTCAGCGTGCTGGAAATTGTCTGCTTGATGATTGTTCCCTTGACCTTGATTTTCGCCACGTCGGGCCTCCTATGTGTTGAATTGAACTTCCAAATCCAGCGTAACGACATGAACGCCAATATCGGAACCGTCTTGCGGTGGCTCGAAGTCGTCCATTTCGTTGTTTACTATTACGCACCCGATCGTGTAGCTTCCGGCCGCGCCAGAATAGTCATCGATAAACGTCCTGACGGCTGTCCCTAGTTCCTCTGCCTTTACGCTCGTCGTTGCTCTAGAGTCGATGTCAAAGCTTATGAACCTTAGTTGACCTGAACCGCCATCAATGCTTCCATTCTCCTCACTGCTCATTTGAGTGATTACAATGTGAGGAAACGCAGCCTTCTGGGGTGCCTTGCTGACGTAGATTCGCGATCCGCAGATTGCGTTGACCGTCGATTCACTTGCCAGTAGTGCCACCAGTCCGCTTTTCATTTCTTAACTGCTTCTCTTTCGATTCCCGCTTCAAAGTTGTCTGCCATTGCTTGCAGTGCCGCCGATCGGCTTTTATTTGCTCCGCGCTGCACGATTGGGTTTGGCTGGAGCCGCCCTGTTTTTTGCACTTTTTTACCTGTTGCCACCCGCTTATTTACTACGCCTCTGCGATGTGCTCCGACTCTCTTCGATCCTGTTTCTCGCTCCCGAGTCCCAAGCACAAACCAGTGCAAATTCGCTACTCCGATTCCGACCCCTTTGCGTCCGCTTCGACTCTTTTTTGTGGTCTCTCGCTTGTCTCTAGTCTTCTTTTTAATCCCAGCACCCACACCAGCTTTCGCAAACGTGGTGCCGACTAACTTTCCCTTGCCGCGAACAAAGCTCCACCCGATTGCCTTGCGTCCTTCTTTCCACGCTGACGGCACTTCTGACTTTATTGCTTTTGCCGTCACTCTTAGTGCCGCGACAACGGCCAATCGCTCCAGTTTGTTTTGCACCGAAGCCTTCAGCCTGTCTAGCGTTTTCTGTAGTTGCTTTACGCCAAGCACCTCACAAGACATCACACCACCTTGCGACGGGTCAAAATCTGAATCTCTTCGTGGTCCATGTTGACATCTATTGCCGTCAGGATCTCGTACGTGTTTCCCTCAAAAACGAGCCGCATGTCAGGCGTAACGTTTTGTATTGTCTTTGACCATTGCGTCGTCCATGCCTGATCTGTGTCCGCGTTGACCTGCTGCACTTTCCAAAACTCTCGACCGCCTTTTGTGATCACTTTGCAAAACGCCGTTGCGTAGGTTTGCCAGTTGCTTCCGGTTGTCAGATCGACGTGCCCGTGAGCGTCGGCGGTGCCGACAGCCTTCTGAATCGTCACTTTCTTGTCATACTCGGAAAGACAAGTCATCCCTGTGCCACTCCGTAACCCGTCCACGCCAGTTGATTCATTAGCCTGTCATAGACTGCCCGGCTTCCTGTGCAGTCCTTCCAGTTCATCTTGCCGAGTTCTTTGATTGCAAGTTTTGCTTCAACAGGAACGGCTGACGCTGCTCCGTATCCGCAAACCATTTCAACCTGAACTGCGTTTGGCCGCTCGATTTGAACCATTGGCCACGAATAGCCAAGTTTCAGTTCAATCTCGGGAGGGGTCTCAATCAGATTTGTCCAGTAGTCCGTTGATGGCAGCGTCTGAAGCGTCTCTGATTCGTCGTAATACTTCACGAATGTGATGGACGACACCGGAGCAAGACGAATTTCGATGTCGTCATCATCCGGGAAGTCATCCATATACATCGTCACCGTCTGAGTGATCAGCTTCCGATAGCTGTCGTGCTCCACTTGTTTGCGGCACACTTTCAGCAGTTCGGTGAGCTGTTCATCGAAGTCGCACCCCGTCACGCGCAGAGCGTCTTTGAACTGATCCAGCGTGATCGGTTCGGTAGTCGGCTCTGTCGTGACTTTGTAGGTTGTGCTCATCGTTTCGATCGATGCTTTTTTGCTTGATGCTGTGGCTGCTGAATGCCCTGAGTCGTGAACTCAGCAGTCCCGGCCATAACCAGAGTTTTCATGATGCCAAGAGGCAGCCGGGAGTCTTGCGACCCCACGGCCCGCCCTTGCCAACCACGGAGGAACGTGATTGTTTGCATGGTTCACGCCACCAAAATTTCATTGCAGCCCGCTTCGCTTGCGGATGTCGGAGAAACTTCCGGACGGCTTAGGATGCCCAGAATTGCGACAAACGAACCGGCTGTTCCGTCGCCAGTCGTGGCCGTCACGTCGATGTATCGCTTCTTGCCCTTTAGGTCGATTCGAGCCCGCTGGAACAGATTGTCATCCGTGGCCGATGGCAAAGCTGAAGTACTGCCGTCAATGTTCGTTGACGTTCCCCAGACGAGGCCAGTGATATTTGCGTGTCCGCTTCCAGCCGTGTCAGACTGAGTGACCGCAAGAGCGGCCATTGCGATGTCTGTGGCTCCCAAATAGACGATAATGTCCAGGAATCGCCATCCAAGAGTGTCGATTTCGCCAGTCGTTAGCGTGGCATTGTCGCTAATTGCCGCTGGTGGCGTGACGCTTACCAGTTTTGTGCTCAAGTGATTCACTATGGTTTCCCCTTACAGGATGATTCGCAAAGAGTGCGGGGCTTCAACGCGAAGCCCCGCGTATCGTGTCAGCCGTCGATTAGCTTCCGGCCATTTCCAGACCAACAATCGGCCCTGCAGCCGAGTTGGTTCCGAAGTCGTGGCACACGAAATCGTTTCGGCTGGTTGCCTTCACTGCGATCTGATCGCGTTCCCAAACGGACTGACCGCCCACGGAAACCTGATCGCTGAATTCAATGTTCATCATGCGACGATCACCAAATTGGCAACCTAGTGCGAGATCGCCAAAGATGACAGGAATCTGACTGTTTGCCGCCACTGATGGCATGACCTGAGAAAATTCGACTGCGTAGCCAAGAAACTGTGCTGCGATGCCGTTGGCAATGTCGGCCGCAGTCGTTCCGCCAGCAGCCAGAGCCAAAGGCTGCATTACGTTGTAAAAGAACGTGCGATGGCAAGTCCAGCGAGGGCTTGCGGCGGCGTATTGTGGCAAAGCAGCCACAACGCTGCTGAAGTTTGCCAGCGTTAGTTCGCTGTATGCATTGCCCGCACCAAGAATCAGGCCCGGAGCAGTTCCAGCCGTCAGCGTGTCAAGCTTCGTGAGAATTCCCACGATGCCGTTAAACGTCGATGTGCCGGTTCCGGTAAAGCCCGCCAAGTCCTCAGCATAAGCAAATGCCAGAGCAATTTCGCGGATCAATTCGTTGGCGATCGATACCACGGAATCTTCGGCCAGTTCGTTACTCATGCGAGTGAGAACCATCCACTTTTTGGCAACGAGCTTCACTTCGTTCCACTCAGCGTCTGATTCTGTTCCGGCTGAATTTTCACCCACCGCATAGGCAGTCAGCCCGCCGACACGTCGCGGAGTCGTCTTTGTTTCCGAAGTCATCAATGTTGCCGGGACGAGCCGACGCAGAACGCCGTATTGCTCGACAAGCCTGATGATGTCCGTCGAAAATTCGTCCGGAACGAAAATGCCAGCCCCGGAAACGTCGCCGCCACCTTCGCCGTGGACGTTCATCAGTCCGTTTTGCTGACAGAACTCAACCGAGTTGTAAAACTGGAACTTGCCCGGCATACACATTGTGGCGGTGGCGAGTGCCCACTGGCCGAAACGGTAAGCACGTTCAACTGGCTGCCGTCCTGCTTCGTCAGCGTGCGGAGCGAAGTTGCTTGGGTTTGCCCGGCGAACATTGGCGGGCAGTTTAAACGCACCGTTGCCGCCATTTGATGGCATTGCAGGAGCATTTGTGCCGATCATTTTGATTCGGTTTACAAGCGGATTCAGGCGAGTTGCCTTCAGCTTGTTCTGTGCTTCGAGTGCTTTCGCGGCTCGATCGTTTGCCGCCTGCAGATCATTGATTTTTGCAGTCAGGGCTTCTGCTTGAGCGTGCAATTCGCCGATCTTCTTGTCATCGTCTTCGCTGAGTGAGCCAGCCGTTACGCCTGCGTCAACCAGTGCCTGAGCCTGATCAAGCAGGGCGGTTCGCTCGCCAACAAGTTTCTGAAAATCGTCCACTGTGTTTGATCCTTTGATTTTGAGTCAGGACCAAACGAAAACAGCGTCGGTCGCTGACAGGTTTGGAAATACCAAAACTGCAAACGACTGACGCTGCTCATGAACATCAGATCGAAATTTGCCAGCGTGCCCTCATGGGTCGCTTAGCTGATGCGTGAATTGTTAGCGAATGAATGTCAGTGTGTCAATGCCCGTTTCCACATTCGCAAACGATCGGCACTGACAGAGTTCTTTGGCTTGCTGCCCTGCGGAGCCTTGCCAGTGATCTGAATTACTTCATCGACATAGCCAGCCGCTTTCGCTTCGGCCGCCGTAAAGTGCGTTCCATCGCCATGCGGCCCGATCAGATGCGACTTTGTCACCTCGACAGAGTTTCCCGTGCGCGTCGCGTAAAGTTGCTCAAGATCCGCGTCAAGCTTTTCCATCATCAGCAGCGTGTCTGCAATGTCAGCCTTGTGGCCCATAGCAATACAAAGCGAATAGTGCGGATGGAACTTGCTTGTCGCATAAGCCTTGATCGTATCGCAGGCCATTACAGCGAGACTGGCCGCCGATCCTGCCAGCCCTTCAATAATGCCTGTCGTCGGTCCCGTGTGAGCCTGAATCGCGTTGAAAATCGCAACTCCGTCATAGGCCAGCCCGCCGGGAGAATTGACGTAGAGGTTCAATGGCTTGCCACGGTTCGACATCAGCACTTTGCTGATCGATGCGGAGTCCGTTTGGGTGTATTCGTCTCCAACGATGCCGTGAAGCCACACGTCTACGCTGTCAGACTGAACGGCGCAAGTGATTTTGAAGTTCGAGTCAAAAACAGAATCCCGCAGTGCCGGAATTCTTGCCGTGAGTTTTGTCTGTGGTCTCATTTCACCGCCGCCTTCAAAAGATTATCAACCAGAATCTCACCACGATCTGACCAGCACGCAACCAGATCCCTGACGTGAGTCTCAAGCGTTGAGCTTGTCGCCACTCCAGCCACGTCCATGACCTGACGTTTGCTTTCCTCGGTATGCTTTGCGATTGCCACGACCGTATCGGCCGACTGCCAGCCGAGATCCGCCGTAAATGTGTCAGTCCATGTTTCATAGATGGCATCGACTGACGACAGAAACGCATCAGGCCGCTTTGCAGCACGAACAACACGGTCAGACTCAATCCGTAGAGCGTTTGTCACGGAACTGGCAATCATGGCCCGCAAAACGTTGTTCTGTGGCGTTTCAGGTGGTGTTTTGTCTGGACTTTGCGCGGGGTTCTGCATGGGTTGAGCAGGCTTCTGAACAGGTTCAATACCGTCCTCCATCCAGTTTGCCGGGTGGAATCGCTTGTCACCGTCAGGTCCGATGTCGGGCATGTTCATCATTCTGCGGCCCTCATTCCACGTAATCAATCCCATCTCTGTCTGACGGTAGATTCCGTTCACCTTCGTCTCGAAGCTCATCTGAATCAGAGCCTCACGATTGAACTCGAAGAAGTGCGTATTATTTTTTCGCTGCCGATCGGTCAGCAGCTTCCGCTTCGCCTCTCGCTCGTGTCGCTTCAGCCAAACGTTGAGGCAGTCATCCAGCAGAGATTGATTCTCTGACTCCAGACTGTTGTGGCTTGTGCGGGTATCGTCTCCGAGCTTGTGCGGTGGAATCCCGTAGATGTTTCCGACAGTTGCCCGGATTTCGTATTGCCGCGTTTCAAGAAACTGGGCTTGATCGTTGGTGATCGTCAATTGCTGAAACTTCGCCCCGTCCTGCAGCAGTGCAACCTTGTGAGCCTTCTGCAGCCCCTGCGTCATCTTCTCCCATGCGTCGATGGTGTTCCTGATTTTCTCTTCGCTGAAGTGCCCTGGAATCATCAGAATGCCGCCAGCGTTTGACCCCTGCCCAAAGAACCGCCCGCCGAACTGCTGAGCCGCCATGCCTACGCCGAGAGCATCTTTCATGATGTCAATGACGTTCATGCCCTGAATGCCGTTGTGGCTTAGTCCTTTGTAGTGGTACACGTCTCGCTGAGGAAAACGGATTTCCTCACTTTCAATTCGCGTGACGTACCACAAAACGCCGTCATACATGGCCGGGAATGTCTTCTGCGGATCAAGCAAATACATTTCCAGAGGATTGCCCCGCGAATCACGATCGATGACCGCGTACCCGTTTCCATACAGGGCAGCCATTGCCGTGATGACTTCGATAAACGTGCCAGCGTCCATGTTCTCGTTCATGTCCCCGCTGAACATAACATTTGCTGGATGCTGCTCATCATATTGCCGGTCGCTTCCGTCTCGCTTGAAGCAGTCGAACGGCAGACATGAAACCCGCGAACTGATCAGGTTGATTGCACGCCAGAGCGGTGGATACCCCATCGCTGACATCGGAGTAACCCGGACGCCTGCCGATGACTTGCCGCCACCGATGATTGAAGTCCACCCTCCCGCGTCACGCGCCGACAAGTTCTGCAGGCCGCTGCCGATCGGGGATGGATTCGCGATAATTTCAGAAACGCCGTACATTCAAAGCACCTTAGAAAAGAACGACGCCTGAACCGGCGGTGGAATATGCAAAGCTTGACTCACCCTTTTCGACACCAGCAAGAGCCATGACGGCTGCCTGCATTCCGTCGATCGTCCTGACATCATCTTTCCCGTTAGGTTTGCACAGCAGGCCATTCTTCCCCCTTGTCACGTTGCTGGCCTGCCATGCGGCAATTGGGTTTCCATCGTGCGTTAATTTGTGGGACATCACCAGCTTTTCGAATTCTTCAATCGGTTCATTCAAAATGAACGGGCCTTGCCCGCATTCCTCGATTGGAAACTCTGCGGGCCGATGCTTCCACGTTCCGTCGCTGTTCTGCTCTCCAACCATCACCCGCTGAATCAAATAGTCTGCGAATCGCTTGTCGTAAAGTAGTTTTTGAATCTGAAACCGTTGTCCAATTTCGCACAGCGTTGACCAGACATAATCATAGTCGATCCAGTCGCCATCTGTCAGGGTCAATTGAGCCTTTTCGTCATGCTCCCAGTCAGTAAATGGAGCAGCCGCGACACGCTGTTTTGCCGTGTCTTCAGGCATCCAGAACCACCACCGAAAGTGCAGCGTGCCGTCATGGTCTTTGAAGCAAAGACACAACGCGGTCAAGTCACGAGTTCGTGACAGGTCAAGCCCCGCCCAGCATGGCAGCGTTTCAAGATGTTCCCACGACACGTCACGCTGACAGGCTTCCCAGTCGTGAGCCTGAAGAAATGGATTTGATGACTGCTGCCAAATGTTAAGCCGGTACATTTTGAACGTTCGCAACGCTGACGGCGTATCGCAGCTCTGCAGGTCTGAAATGAATTCCTCTTCTCCGACAGTGTGGCCCCATGCCGGATTCGCCATCATGCCGAACTTGATCGGGTCTTTCTTCAGGTCATCGTCGGTAAGATCAAATGGAGCCTCATGCCAGTCGAAGAAGAACGATTCGTTCTCAAATGCTCCGGATTCGACTCGCTTGCCGTAATCGTAACGCTGCTTTCCGTAGCTCGTTGGATCGTTGCCAGCTGTCGTCACCTGGATAATCATTGGCTCTGAGCGACTAATCCCCATTCGGCTGATTCGCTTCATGAATTCCGCGTCTACAACGTGGATTTCGTCAACCGAGCATGAACCGTTCAGCCCTTCCTTTGACTGCTGTGACGCTACGTTGTCGCTGCTCAGAATTCGCATTGCCGAGTTCGTTTCGTCGACCGTGATGCTTGAGTCAGTTTTATTGATCCGCATGTAGGCTGACAACGTTGGCGATGCCTGGACCATCTTGATTGCATGGCCCTGAACAATTCTGGCCTGCTGCCCGTCCTTGGCTGCCGTGTAAACGTTCTGGCCGGGCTCACCGTCGCCATCAAGCAAGTAAAGATCCCACCACGCTACAGTCGGCGACTTCTTGTTTTTCTTCGGCTTGCCAATCAACGCCTCTCGGAATCGTCGCACTTCGCGTTTCCATCGAGCTGACATCTTGACCCAACCGAACAGACGCATTGCACAATCTGCCTGCCAGTCGCTCGCAATCAATGGTAGCCCAGCACAGTCACCTTCCCAGAGAACGAGATTGTCACGCGCCCAGTCAATCACAAACTGGCCGCGAGCTTCGTCCATGCGGCATCCGTTCGCAGCCGCCCTTTCGTCAGCTTCGTTTCTAATCCATCGTTTTGTAACTTTGTCGATTTTCATAAATGCTGTGAAATGAAAACCAAGGTTACGGCCACCCACACAAGAAACATAAACAAAACATTCTGCTTCATGTCTTTCATCATCGCTGCCGCCTCATCCTCGCTGGTGCCGTTTCTTGTGTGACGTTGACCCGTGATCGTGAAGCCGGGGTCAGACCAAATTGGCAAAGGTATCTGTGAATCTGATCCTCACATCGTGCCGCAATCTTTGAGGCTGGATTCTCATACGATCCTGATTCAGAACTTAGCGTTAGCCCCTCCCTAGCTATCTGCCGCAAGACCTCTCGCCATCGTGCGTGGATAATGCAATACGCCTCGAGTGCCGCTCGGTCTGGTGGCGTGACGACGCTCATCGATTTGAGTTCTGCGGTAATTCGCTTCCACTCTTGGCGAGCATCCTTAGTCAACCAGCTCGGACAATCGGGAATTCCGGCGGTCACTTGCGGCTCTGCCTTGTTCCTTCGCTGTGGATTCTTGGCAAAATCGCCGTGGAGAACTTTTAGAGCCGTTGGTTTTGGCTGCCTACCCATTGCCTAACTTTGAAAATTTTGTGGAAAAATGCGTTCGAGAAAAGGGCGGTTCTGCCGTTGTATGCCTCTCAACATTTTCGCCCCCTCCCGCCATGAGTTTTGCCGTTGTGGCAGGCTCTGCAAATACTCTGCAAGTTCTGCCATTCTGTCCGCTTTGGATCATCCAACCCATCGAACGGAACGACGTGGTCGACATCATCGGCAGGAGCATTTCTGCAAACCTCACACACCGGGCTTTGTTGTCGCTTCAATAGGCTCATTCGTTCCCACTCACCGCCATAACCGCGACTCTGTTTTGATCCTCGAAACTGCTCACGCTGCTTGGCTCTTTCCTTACTTCGAAATGTCTTTGGTGACGAGGGCATTAGACATCGACCCCGTGCACCTCGACCAAACAATCAACCGCATCTGTCTTGCCCGTGCTCTTCACGAACTTGACGGTAACAGTCCCGCATCCTGCCCCTGTCGTACCACCAGTCAACGTAAACGATGCGCCCTTGTTGGCTGCGATCACATAAGTGGTCGTCGTCGTATTGCCCTGCTCATCTCGTGAAGTTTGCGTGATCGTTGTTGCCCCTGTCAGCACTGTCGCTGATGCTGCCGTCATGTTTGCATCAGACGGCGTAACTGACGTGATACTGCTCACCGTTTCTGATGTGCCAAGCCGAGGAGCCAGATCGACATAGTAGGTGTCATTCGATTCGACATGCTTGCAGATGACATTGATAGATTGAACACACTCAGCCATTATCAGCCCTCGCAATCCAAACTCTGTCTTGTGGCAATGTGACGCTTAGCCTATTTGCCACCGATGCGACGATGTGCCGCTTTGCTGGTTGTGCAGTCCATCCACTGACCGGATCTGTCGCAGCAGACTCCCCCGCTCCAGCCAGCCCCCACGTCCGAAACGCAAAGCTCTGAAACGCAAACCCCCGTTGTGAATATCGTCCCTGACTCATGGCTTGCTCAGCGTTGGCGCTGTCCTTGTTCCGGTGGAGGTAAGTCCTGCCATTGCGACGCGATAATTAACGCCGAATTGAGTGATGTCGTATTGCTCCGTCAACGTTTGCGGATTCGCGACGGCCCCAGAGCTTATTGCCAAGAGCCACCCTGCAGCGTCTTGGATGTTGTCAATCTTTGTAGCAACAGCGGAGTCCAGTTCCACTGCTCCGACCTTGTCTCTGGCTTGGAACGTCGCAGTCGTCAGAGTCAGCGTCACAAACCACCTTGCCACCGGCACGGCCCCAACGAGTGCGATCAACTCATACTCACCC